CGCCAAAACTGTGCTATAATATAGGTACAAGGTAAGGAAAGGGAGTTCAGTACAGTAACACCGTGGACGGTGAAAACAAGTACTTGACAAACCGCCAAAACTGTGCTATAATATAGGTACAAGGTAAGGAAAGGGAGTTCAGTACAGTAACACCGTGGACGGTGAAAACAAGTACTTGACAAACCGCCAAAACTGTGCTATAATATAGGTACAAGGTAAGGAAAGGGAGTTCAGTACAGGAACACCGTGGACGGTGAAAACAAGTACTTGACAAACCGTCAAACCTGTGGTACAATGTAGGTACAAGGTAAGAAAAAGCAGCTAGTCCAGTGGTGACGACTATAAACACCAAAATCTACAGGTTGTCTTAATGTATATAGACGGCACAAGTGGTGACGAGATCCACTCACATAAATGACATACTCGTCTGAAGAGGGCAATCACGTAAACCCTTACATCTACCCTTGCATAATGTGAATAGACAAGGTAAAGCGTTTAGAGCTATCGTATAAACAAGCTCAACTAGAAAAACAGAATAAGGAGAAAAAAGTATGAGTGTATATGAAAGAATCGCAGACGAGTGCATAGCTAACTGCGGAATGAAAGAAGCATACGGTGCATATCTGTATAGAACAGACATGATTCTGAAAGAAGCACGTAGTGCATACCGTAGATTGTGCGCAATCTACAATGGGGACTATCGTTTGACTTGTCAGTGTGTAATCTCGTTGGAGACAGCAGAAAGTAAGTTCCAATATGGGCATGATACATGGATGGACATTTTAGAGGTAATGTTAGTTGAACACATTACCGAATTACAAGGCGGTTGTCTTATAATATAAAGCCACACCAGCGGCTCCGTAGGTGCAAGTCCTACGGGTGGCTTTCGGCAATAGTGCCGAACTAGAAAACTGCATATAGAAAAGGAGAGTAACTATGAAGAAAGCAGAACAGGCAGATATCAATGAAAGAATCAACAATGCGTGGGATGAAGTATGGGAAGCTCAGCGTATTTGTAATGTAACATGGTCTCGACTTCGTACTTGTCACGCAGAAGTAGCACATGTAGGAAGTTTCTACGTACTGAAGAGCTACGATACAGTAGTAGCGTGGATTGACACGCGAACTGACACGCTTTATGACTTTCTTAGAGAAGTCTATGGCTACACTTCAACCAGCGCACAGCATATCTCGAAGTTCGAGAAAGATTACTGTGCAGGAAAATGGTCTTGTGCCGAACGCCTTACATGGCGGGAGGTGTAAACATGAAATATATTGTGACAGAATTAAGTGAAATGAAAACAGATTTATTTGAGTGTTCATTCGGCGAACTCTGTGAACTGCTGGCAAGTCTTACTCCGCGTAAAAGAGTATATGGTGTGACGGGAGAGTCCGGAGAATGCTACAAAATAACTGTATCATGTAGCAGTATATTGATTGAAGAAGTTGCATAGACCGTATAAGCGGCGTCGCACGGTGCAATCCCGTGCGGTGCATTCCAGCTACAGTTTAGCTGAGAAAACTTAATAAAGGAGGTATCCGATATGGATACAATGACAAGTTACTATGAAACAAAATTTCATGCTTTCATGTGGTTAAAGAAAGATCTTGAGTCTGACGAGTCACGGGAGGAATTAAAAAATATTCTCGATGATTACGGATATACCGTAAAAATCGACGAATTAAAGGGAGTTCTGCTTTCTATTGTATCACAGCTGGGGGATGAAGAATTAGCAAATGTTATGGATGAACTGGGCGTTGATTTTGAATGGTATGACGATTTATTCAAACTCTTTAAGGAGGTGATATCATGTGTTACAAAGTAAAGCTGTATATTGGTGGACAATTAGCAACAATTACACACCGCACGGACACCTTAGCAAACGTCTTGTCCTGCGCACGAAAGGCCGCAACACTTCTTTCGGAAAACTCAGAGCGCGTCAAAATCTGCGTAATTGACGCGGAGGGAAACGGAATTATGACCTATGTATGTGGAAACAAGCCAAAAGCTATGTATACAGCCATAGATCACGTAAACAAGGAAAGAAAGACTTATTACACGGGAGCGTGATATAGAATGATTAAAATAATAGTTCACATAAAAGGTGTGAGTGAACCATATAGTTACAAAACCCTAATGGGATTAAAGGAAGTATATTACTATTGGAGACATCATGCTAAATTAACTGGTAATGTTATTGAATTGCCAGATAATGGAATACGAATAACATCTCACGGTGCAGAAAGGATTGAAAAACATGATTAAACTTATGAGACTTCTGCAAGCCTTAATCATCGTATCACTGATATACGACATCGTTGTTTTCAGCTACACACTTTCGATTTTTGGGTAATGCGGCTCGAGTTAGTCACAACTAACTCAAAGAAATTTATTTCAAAAATCTTGTCAAAGCCATTGACAAAATCATGTAAAAGTGGTAATATAAACAATGTAAGGAGCGTTAGTCACTTACACAACACTGTTAGGGCGGTTCGCCAAACCGCCCACCTCAAGAGCAACAAGCAGACCTTACGCGGTTCACCACCGCGGTTGCTCATCTAGCTGAGTTCTGACAGCTAGAAACATAAATATTTCCGAAACAACAAAAAGACAAGAAAAGGAGGAATTATCATGGCAAGAGAAAGTATGGTGACGCGTACCGTCATCGGTACGAAAGTAACTGTTCTGGCTATGAACACAGTAACCTGTGAGCCGGAAAATGTAACCTATGAAATCGGAGGTCAGCATGAAGCAAGTGATAAGCTTCTCAACAAGCTCCGTAAAGACCACGACACCGAAGATTTCAAAGTTGTAAAAGTTGTATCCACAGAGCAGTTCGAGAAACGCTACGGCATGAAAGAATCAGATTTCATCGCCGCCGCAGTTGAGCTGGAGCCGCTCCCAAAACGTAACTAGTCGACAAGCGTAAACCTGCGCTATCTCATCAAAATTCAACCATACGTGCAAAGAAAGCAATGTCTTAAAACATCGAGAGCAGGTATCTTCCACTCACATGCTCTCACAAAATCAATACGAACTAAAAGGAGAACAAGAACATGGAAATTAAGAACGCAAGTAGAGAACTCACCAAAGTAGAAAAATATATGCTCACCGTTGACAAGGGAGCCGAGTCAATGAAAGACGTTCCAGACGGAACCAGTATTCCAGTCAAAGTATGGGCAACCTATGAAGACGAAAAAGAAGACGGAACCAGATCAGAGATTACATCCATCATGGACACCGACGGAAAAGTATATGCTTTTCAGTCAGAGACATTCCGTAAGTCGCTGGAAAACATCCATGATGTTTTCGGCGATGAATCATACACGATCATCAAAGAGTCCGGCAAGACAAAAGCCGGAAGAGACTTCATTGACTGCCGTCTTGATATTAACAGTGTGCAGTAGGGAATAAAGCAGAGAGGGGCGAAAGCCCCTTATCTGCTATCATGAAAGAAATGGGGTAACTAACAGTGGCAAAGAAAACAGCAAAGAAGCGCGTCAGTGCAAAACAACAAGCTATCAATGACGCGTACAAAAAGGAAAGAAGTCGCGTTTTATCGTTCATCAATCGAGCAGAGAAGCGCGGCTATAATTTTCAGAAAAACATCGTACCGAAAGTACCGAAGCAGAAGAAAGAGGGTTCCATCCGCAATCTGCAAAAGCTGACGAAAGAATATCTGTATAGCAAAGCGACTTATCACGGTGAAGCATCTTACGGTGAAGAGATCAGCGCAGAAGAGGGCAGACGATTAGAACGTTCCTTGCGTTCAAAAAGAGCCGCAGAAACTCGAAAAAAAAAGAAAGAAGCAGAACGAAAATTCTGGACTAGCACAGATGGCACAAAAACGCCAGTGACAGACGAGCCAGTTCTTGCTTTCACTGAAGCAGTAGACGAAATCGTAGACAAGCTCAGAGAAATTATCACAACCATGGATGTGTATTATTACACCAATGCAAAAGGAAAGAGAGCAAGACGAAAACCAGAAGCGGCTGAAATTGCCGATAGTGCGTTAAATGAAATTATCGCAACGTTGGATGCAGTAATAGAAGAAGCAGGACTAGCAATCATAAGAACGTTACCGAAAGAGCTACAAGATCAGTACACACCAGCCGAAGTTGGAAAAAATAAGGTTGGTTCCGTATTATCGAAGAATTGGGAAAATATTGAGAGATGGTTAGGTCATATTCAATACGATTCTGATGGCGGAACGGTTATGGCGTCAGCCAGATCCATTATAAACGTTCTGAACGATGCTATAGACAACGGTTTTGGTTTATCTGAGTCAGCTATGCGGTCTTTTGATGACTTAGACGATATGATGGACTACGACTACTAGTTTATGCATAAGCGCAAGTACAAATATTTTGTAGGAGACTTTGAAACTACAGTATACCCTGAACAGACGGATACAGAGGTGTGGGCGGCGGCAACTGTAGAATTGCAGACAGAGAATGTCACCGTATCGCATAGCATCGGGGATTGTCTTAAGCACTTAGCATCCTACAAGTGCAACATTATCTGTTATTTCCACAACTTAAAGTTCGATGGATCTTTCTGGATTGACTACTTGATTAAACAAGGGTATTCACAAGCGTATATCGTCAATTCATCGGAACAATTCAGCATCACATGGCGTAGAGAGAAAGATATGTACTACAAGTCTTTCAAATATTCCATTAGTGACAAGGGGCAATGGTATTCCATCACGATACGATTAGGCAATGGAAAATATATCGAACTACGTGACAGCTTAAAGCTACTTCCATTTTCTGTCAAAACAATCGGTGAGTCATTCAAGCTAAAGCATCGAAAACTTGATATGGAATACACGGGTTTTCGGTACGCAGGATGCGAAATCACACCGGAAGAAACGGAATACATCAAGAACGATGTTCTGGTAGTAAAAGAAGCGATCGAGTTCATGTTCGCAGAGGGACATGACAAGCTGACAATAGGTTCATGCTGTATGGAAGAGTACAAAAACATCTTTCAACAAAACAGCGCATACTCATGGGAACAGCTTTTTCCGAACCTATACGAATACAAGATAGACGAAAGCTCCTACGGCGTTTCAAACGCAGGCGAATACATCAAGAAGTCATACAAGGGCGGCTGGTGTTACGCTGTAAAGGGAAAGACAGGTATAGTATACGGAAACGGTGTTACCGCAGACGTAAATTCTCTGTACCCATCCATGATGCATAGTGAATCTGGAAACTATTATCCAGTTGGACAACCAACGTTCTTTGAAAAGTCAATACCAGACGTAGCATTCGAAAAGTATTTCTTTGTGCGTATTCGAACACGTTTCTATCTCAAAGAGGGCAAGTTACCGTTTATACAGATTAAAGGTTCCTCTTTATACAGAGGAACAGAAGCACTTGAAACCTCTGACGTATACAGAAATGGACAGTATCACCGGTATATCTATGATGGCAACATGAATACAGTTCCTACTACAGTAGAACTTACGTTGACAATGACAGATTACAAGCTGTTTCTGGAACACTACGACGTAGAGGACTTCGAAATCTTAGACGGTTGCTACTTCGAAAAGATGATCGGATTGTTCGATGCATATATCGACAAGTACAAAGAAATTAAAATGAACAGTAAAGGGGCAATGCGCCAGCTGGCGAAGCTGTTCCTTAACAACCTGTACGGAAAGTTCGCAAGCAGTACAGATAGCTCATTTAAGGTTGCTTATCTGAAAGAAGATGGTTCACTCGGATTCAGAGAGGTTGAAGCGCACGACAAACAGCCGGGGTATATTGCGATCGGCTCAGCTATCACAAGTTACGCTCGTAACTTCACCATCAGAGCCGCACAAGCAAACTATCACGGTATAGATAAGGCAGGATTTATCTATGCTGACACAGACTCTATTCACTGTGATCTAGCGCCGGAAGAAGTACAGGGTATCAAGGTTCACAACACAGCTTTTTGCTGTTGGAAACTGGAAAGCAAGTGGGACAGTGCAACATTCACACGGCAGAAAACCTATATTGAACACGTTGTCGAAGAAGATCTTGAGTTAAAAGAAGATGGATGGCAAGGTGAATCAGTGAACCCTTACTATAACGTCAAGTGTGCAGGTATGCCGGACAAGTGTAAGCAGTTATTTATACGAAGTCTGGAAGATGAACAAGGCAAACCGTCAGATTGGCATGATGAAGAAAGAATGTTCCTGTTTGATGCAAATAACAAACCAATTCACAGAACACTAAGAGACTTCACTTATGGTCTTACTGTCCCAGGCAAGTTAATGCCAAAGCGAATCCCTGGGGGTGTAATACTCTGTGAAACCACTTATAAAATGAGATAATAAAAATGAAGATTGAAACAACAAGCAAAAGTGTAGCAGTAATTACATTGACGCCGATTGATCTGTTTGCAATGCGGTGTGGCGTAGTAATTGCAGACCCTAAGAACAATGTAGAAATTATTTATGATGATTCTACTAAAGAGGTAAAAAATCATCTGAATAAAGTGTTTGGAACAGGTCTGTACACAGATGACGTAACAGGAAAAGGAATGAAGTTGAAAGCACTACTCACGATTCTTTCTACCAGTGATGTTACTATCGTTAGACCAGAAAAAGATTATTTCTTTGAAAAAATGCCACCAAACTGGGCATATGAAAAGTTAGGTGATAGAATTATTAAAACAGTTGGTGTTCTTGATAACCGTCTTTTTATCGAATTGGAGGGTGAAGATTATGACATTGGAAGAGCTTAGATTATACGTTACGCCATCAACCTACTGCATGATTATTGACGTATCAAATGATGACGAGGGAATAGAATTGTTCAAGGGAACGTGTGAAAAACTCATTCGCTATCGAGATGCAATTAAACCGGAACAGTGGCACATCTGGACAATTAGCATCGACAAACTTCGAGGTTGGATGACCATTCACATTTACAAGAAAGGTGTGTTCAAAGCATAAGAAAGAAGCAGGGAGCTTACTAGGTAAGTTATCCCTGCTTCTATTTTATATCTTTAACCGCTGAACTCATCACGCCTGTTCGCCTAACAGTAAATAGTTAAGGGAGCATATTTCATCTCGGCGTCCTTACCTATCATGATAAGAAACAGTGGTAGATACCATAGTATTAACGATACGACAACGCCGCAAGAGTTGCTTCTTTGCATTCCAGATTCTTAAACCGGAACGCACCTTTACTGAACAGGAACCGCATGTTCATGATAAACATATCGTGTCTCTGTAACATCAAGTAGTTGATCTGATGATCTTCTGTGGTAACAGTGATCTTATATGGGTACGTAACATCTGGCTTGTCATCTACATATACAACACCTTTCTGCACAAACTCTTTGACACCATATTCTTTACCCATGTATCGCAGAGTACACACATACTTGCATTTCCCTTGCATTGATTCCACAAACGCATAATTGTCATTCAAATAAACTGCTTCTGTAGAATACTTCATGTAATCATCATCAGCAAAAGCACGTGCAAAACCGGACTCCTGCATAGCTTTTGAAGCACTCTCTACATATCCCTGTTCTAGCACCCAGCCATTACCACGCAAGAACTTTGTGTTGTCCTGCAATCTGGCACCTATCTTCATAGCACTGTAGTACGGGTTCAGCAACGTAACAGGATTCGACATCATGTATACAGGTACGTATCTTGTTTGTTTACCCTGTCCACGAGCGATAGAGGTATGAATACTCTGAAACTTTGTTACCTCTCTATCACAGTAATGATCTGTCTCGGACTGAAATTCATCAAACAAGATTCTCTGTACATCCGAAAAGAAGTGTGAATATTTCTTGATCTGATCTGCACTGTTCAGCGTGATGGCATACCCACAGGATACGTCATCAAGATACAGTTCATGAAAGATACCATGTGCAAGCCGCTTGCTAGTCATTTCCATTTCTGGAAAGAACAATGTTTTCAAGTCTTTGAAAAACTTTTCTGCCACATTGTCCAATTCATAATTGTACCGATATAATAAGGCGAACTTCTCGCCATAATTTAAGAACCTACGAACAGCAAGCCTACCAAAATAAGTGGTCTTGCCGCCTGTTCGGTTTGTTGTCACCATGAAAATCTCGGGTTTCTGACCCTCGAGATCTGTCAGCGAAAGAAGTTTCGTTCCATCATAATACTTTGACATTCAAACATTCTTCCTTTCCAATCTTTTTGATCTAAAAATATTTTAACATAAAATCTTGACAAAGTCAAGAACAAGTGCTATGATGAAATCACGAAAGAGAGGTGAAGAAAATGGATTTAACACAGATTGGTCAGTATATCAATCAGTACGGGTTTCCTATCGTATGCTGTGGTGTACTGTTTTGGGATCATTTGAAATCAGAACAGCGCAGACAGGAAGATAACGAGATGCACAAGGAAGAAGTAGCAGAACTGCGTAAAAGCATTGAATCAAATACGCTTGCTATCAACAACCTGTGCGCCCACTTAGGAGGTACAAACAATGCCTAATATCGAAACAGCTGTCAAATGGGCAGAAGCAATCGCCGCAGACAATTCACACGGTTATTCACAGGTACACAGAAACGGGCCGGATTATGACTGTAGTTCTTTCGTAGGTACAGCACTGAGCAACGCTGGTTTTGCTGTAAGTCAGTACAGTACCACTCGAAATCTCGAAGCACAGCTTGTCAAAGCTGGTTTCAAAAAGTGTTCCAGTCCATGGAAACGTGGTGATATTCACCTTGCGGCAGGTCATCATGTAACGATGTCAACAGATGCAACGCACATCGTACACGCCAGCCAGTCAGAAACAGGTGGGATTAACGGAAAGACGGGAGATCAGACAGGAAAAGAAATCTGTGTAAGATCTTACTATGATCTGCCATACAGCAATCTTGTACACTATCGGTACGGTGGAGCTTCTAAGGCAGACAGCGATTTAAATTATGACATTTCTGTTCTGACTGTAGAGGGTGCGGCTAAGTTTAACAAAGCTATTGCCGGTGTCTATCACATTAATGACCCAGCTGGTTACCACCTACGCACTGGTGCAAGCCAGAGCAAAAAATCAATTATGGTGTTATCTCAGAACACCTCCGTTCGTAACTACGGTTACTACACAGGCAACTGGTATCTGGTTGCACTCGTTAAGAATGGCAAGCAGTACACAGGTTATGTTTACAAGGATGGGTTAACTCGTGGCTAACATTAACACTTCATGGTCATGGGCAGTAGCGACCTGTAACAGAACAAACGTCGGTTATTCACAGGACTACAGGGAACAGCAAACAGTAAATGGTATTACCTACTATGACTGTTCGTCATTCATCTGGTACGCGTTATTAGCAGGTGCGTTTCCTGTAGTCGATGCATACGGTTCCACTCATCCATTCACAACTTCTGATATGATAACTGTTCTACAGTCAATAGGGTTCACGGAAGTAACGATAACAGATGAATGGAAATCTGGTGACATCTTGTGGCGGTCTGGACACACGGAAATGGTGTACCGTGGACGCATTACAATGGGAGCGCACACGAGTGCCGTTCCGCTGGAACAGCAGGTAAGCATCAATTCTTCCGAATCATCACCGAGCAACTGGACACGTTGTTTCCGGTATGGGTCTGGTGGTTCTGGTATTGGTGCAAGTGCCTATGTTGCCGCCGCGATCTGTGGAAACTGGATGCAGGAAAGCACACTGAACCCCGGACAGTGGGAACTTGGTTACAAACAGGGTTTTGGATTAGGACAATGGACTGACAATGCTGAAACTACCAGACGCACACAGTTGCTTAACTGGTTAAGCGCAAACGGCTATGCATCGAATGACGGTGACGGTCAGCTTGCGTATTTCATATATGAGAATATCTGGTACAAGTCCGGTGTTGCCGCAAACTTTGACAATCTGTCAGCATTCCTATCAAGTGACAGTACAGATATTTCCATGCTCACCGAGGCGTTCATGCGTGGCTGGGAGGGTATCAGCGATTCCTCCCTTTCCTATCGTATTTCATGCGCAAACACTTATCTTGAGTATTTCAATACCCACGCAACTGACACGCCGTCTGCATGGTATAACGCTGAATCCTATGACAACCCGTCATCCACACTTCTCTCTTTCGGAAGTGAAAACAACTTGAACAATGCCTTGTTAATTTTTCTTTTCTTGTCGGGAGGTGTGGTTCCACCAGAGCCACCCTCCAAAAAGAAAAAGAAAATGCCTGTTTGGATGATGTGTAGATACCACATATAAATAAGAAAGGAACATAACAATGGCAGTTAGAACAACACAGGAAATTTTTGATTCACTGAGAGCTTCTTTCGGTGAATCACCAGACGATACACAGCTTGCCATGCTGGAAGATGTATCAGACACGTTTAACGATCTGAATGAAAGATCTACTGAAGATTGGAGAACAAGATATGAGGAAAACGACAAAGCATGGCGCAAGCGTTACACTGACCGCTTCAGCGGTAAGGCTGACCCAGATCCGGAACCAGATCCGGAACCAGATCCGGAACCAGATCCGCCAAAACCATTAACATATGACTCTCTGTTTAAGTCAGAATAGGAGGAAAAATAATGCCGAGAAGAATTGCAAAATCAACCTTGCAGGCGTCAACACTGGACATCATGAATACCATTCGCCAGAATGCATCCTATGATTATCAGCAGTCCGTGCCAGTCGTAGCAAAAGCCTCAGACATCCCGAAAGTTGGTGAAGTAATCTACGGAACACCTGCTTTTGCAAACCAGTACATCAATGCACTGGTAAACCGTATTGTCCTTGTTATTGCAAAGAGCGCAAACTTTAACAACCCGTATGCTCATCTCAAGAAAGGTTATCTTGAGTTCGGTGAGACAGTGGAAGAGATCTTCGTGCAGATTGCAAAAGTCGTTGAGTACACACCGGAGAAAGCCGCGGCGCGTGAGTTTCAGAGAACTCTGCCGGATGTAAAATCTGCTTTCCACACCATGAACTGGCGTGTAATGTATCCTGTAACAATCCAGGATGAAGATTTACGTCTTGCCTTCCTTGCTGAATCCGGTATGCAGGATCTTGTAGCAAAGATCGTTGATTCTGTCTACAAAGCCGCTGAGTATGATGAGTTCCTGCTCTTCAAATACCTGCTTATCAAAGCCGTAGCGCACGGTAAAATGTATCCTATGTCAATCGGTGATGGTACAAAGATGGAGACAGCCGCAGAAACTTTCCGTGGTGCATCCAATGACCTTACATTCATGAAGACAAAATACAATGAGTCCGGTGTGCGCACCACAACCCCGCGCGAGAATCAGGCTATCTTTATGGATAGCTGGTTTAATGCAAAGTACGACGTAGAGGTTCTTGCCGCCGCATTCAATATGGACAAAGCAACCTACACAGGTGCGCTTCATCTGATTGACGATTGGACAACATTTGACAATGAGCGGTTTGATGTCATTCGCGCAAATTCCGACGGACTGGAAGAGGTGACAGCGGCAGAGCTGGCACTGATGAAAGATGTAAAAGCCGTTCTGGTTGACACCGAATGGTTCCAGATCTACGACAACAACGCGAAGTTCACCGAACAGTACGCCGCGGCAGGCCTGTACTGGAACTATTTCTACCACGTCTGGAAAACCATTTCCAGTTCGCCGTTCAGCAATGCGATTGTGTTTGTCACCGATACGGCATTGATTGTTCCGAAAGTATCTTATACCGTAGAGATTACCGGCAAGGACACGTCTGACGTGGCAACTGTTTACACACTCGGTGTGCAGGATGACGATATTAGTCTGGCACAGGGTGCCTACCAGTTTGTGCAGACTGAACGGTCTACTGCTGATGGAATTGCTATCCTGCCGTATGGTGCTGTGATGATTCCGGCGTCTGCGTCTAGCAAAACGGTTACTCTTTCCATGGTTATCAATGGAGTTGAGTATAACGCGACTACCACAATCAATGCCGCTTCGGCGGTTGGCAAAACTGTCACCATGACTAAACAGGGCTGACGAGATTACTGTCCGGTGTCTTAGGATGCCGGACAGATGCCAAGAAAGGAGAAATTTCATGAGTGAAACATTGAAAGAAGTTGTGGAACAGGAAGATGAACGTCAGATTGTTGCACAGGAAGCTCACGATGATTACTATGACAGCCACTCTATTATTCCTGCGGATAATGTGGATGCGGACGGTGTTCCGTGGGCTACGGTGGGGGAGAATATTCGGAATGGCGCAAAGAATGTTAATATCGAACTGGCTGAAAAAATGTATTCAGCAATTCTTGGATACGATGCTGAAATTGCTGAAGTTACGCTAGATTTATCTGTTTCTCCAATTATCACATCAGACCCACGTGTAACTGGTGGTGTTAATGCTGTATTCATTGACAACCCCTTTGTTTTAATTACAGCTTATTCCGATAAGGCTTCTGAATCCAGCCCAGGAAATATTTATTTAGTGTATGGTTCGTCGAGAAAAGTTTACATTCAAATAAGACAGGGTTTTTCTTCTAATAATGATAAACTCAAACTTATCCTTGCATTAAAAAAATAATATGTACATCGCACCAAACACAACAATACGTTTGCTTCACAACGTACCAGTGGAGCCATCCTATAACCACACGATCTACTTTGACTCCGAAGCAAAGCAGACCGCCTACTTTATCACAAAACAGAAACGTTCGTTTCCAAAGAACACCTATCAGCGACATACGCGTAACACTATGAAAGTAGCTGTTCTTGCGGATGAAATCTATGATTGCAACTATCTGATGTTCCAGAATACTGCATATGGAAACAAGTGGTTTTACGCGTTCATCACTTCAGTCGAGTATGTAAGCAATGTGTCCAGTCTAATCACCTACCAGATTGACGTGTTACAGACATGGTTGTTCGACTTTACACTCGGTCAGTGCCTTGTCGAAAGACAGCATAGCACAAGTGATGGTTACTTCGAGAATCTTGTACCGGAGAATCTGGACTTAGGTGATTACACAATCGAAAAGACAACAAAAGTCGAACTGAACAAAATGTCAGTTGGAATGTATTACACTCAAAAGTCTGATGGTACGTCCGCTGATTCAAAGTCATATGGCAAAATTTTCTCTGGACTCGGCTTAGAATCTGGTATCCCAGCAACCGATGCAGGTTCCATTGCGAATGAAATTAAAACATGGATTGACAGCGGCAAAGAGGATGCACTCGTGTCGGTTTTCCAATACCCATCTTTCCTTGACACACCAGCCGGTTCATCTGAGCCATATGGCGGACTGCATCAGAAAACAGTTCCCGTTTTCAATAACATCACGCAAATAGATGGGTATGAGCCAAAGAATCGAAAACTTTTTTCTTATCCATACTGTAAACTGGTTCTTACAAACAATGCTGGAAGTCGTGCTGAATATCGTTGGGAACAGTTCAAATACTCTGAATCAAAATCACTCGTCAATTTCAAACTGGCTGGTGCGATTGTCACTACACCAACTGTTACACTGTACCCACTTAAATATATGGGCATGGATGATAACTATGACCGCGGTCTTGTACTTTCCAACTTCCCTACCGTTACATGGTGTGGTGACGCGTGGAAAGCATGGTGGGCTCAGAATAAGGGTAGTGTTACTTCATCCATGATTGCAAGTGCTATGACAACATTGACTGCGGCTGGAACATCTGCTATTGCTGGTAACTTAACAAGTGCAGGTACTACAGCTGTGATGGGTCAGCAAAACTTATTCAATCAAGCGCAGGGTATCATGGGAAAGAAACAAGATCTTGAAAACACACCGCCACAGGTTCACGGGCAGGTTCAGTGTGATTCCCTAAACGCTCAGATGAGTAAGGTGCAGTTCACTTTTGAGCATCAGACTGTACGCGCACCATTTGCAAAACTCATAGATGACTTCTTTACCATGTTTGGATATGCACAGAACTGTCTGATGGTTCCTAACTTACATGCAAGACCGCACTGGACTTATATCAAGACTGTATCATGTGTGCTGACTGGTTCCATTCCGGCTGATGACTCAGAGTTCATTGTCAATCTCTTTAACAATGGCATTACATGGTGGATGAATGGCGATGAAGTTGGTGACTATTCACTCGATAACAGACCGACCTAAGGAGGTATCTCGTGGGAAAGAAAAAGACAAACTTTGACGAGTCGCTCTTAGGAAATTCAGCTACATTCGGACAGTATCTCCGTGTACTGTCCGAACTGGCTGTATCCATGTTCGAATGGCAGAATGTGCCAGAATCCGTAGATGTTCGATACATTGAAATGCAGTTGTTTTTGAATGGATCAGCTGTATGGTTTCGTGATGATGAGTTAGAGGGCAAGCCACAGCTTTGCTTATCCTGCTTGCCATCTGGAAACTTTGATGTGTACGGGTATCCGGAAAAACGTAGAGCGTACTCACGTTACAACAATTACAACAAAGACTTAAACAGCTCTGACAGTGTTATTATTTACAACAACTTTCTTCGTACACCATCCGTACAGGACTGTATGTTGTATGCAAGGCGGTTGTATAATCTTGACCGTATCATTGATGTAAATACAAATGCACAGAAAACGCCAATTCTCGTTCGTGCCACGGAGAAACAGAGACTATCTCTGCTCAATGTTTACAAAGAGTATGATGGCAACGCTCCTGTTATTTTTGGCGACAATGATCTGGATCCAACTGCACTTCGTTCAGTTACTACCAATGCACCGTATGTCTCTGATCGAATTTATGAACTCAAAGTGCAGTATTGGAATGAAGCGCTGACAAGACTCGGTATCAGCAATATCAATACACAGAAGAAAGAACGTATGATTACTGATGAAGTTATGCGAAATCAGGGTGGTATCGTAGCTTCTCGTTATTCTCGACTCGAAAGCCGAAAGACTGCCGCTCGGAAGATTAATCAGATGTTTGGTACGAATATTGACGTTGAGTATCGAGAAGATTATCAAATTCCAGATGTGGAAAATGTGGACAATCCAGACGCCGGAAATGGGGGTGGTTCGGATGAGTAAGTATACAACTGAAGTTCGCTTTATCTGCGAAACTGCCGCAGGCTATTCGGAAAGCCAGCCAGCTTCTAATGTGGATGTTGTTATCGAGAAAGCATGGAATAAGGTTTTCGGTGACTTTCCGATCTATGATGAAGCGTACCGTAAGGTTCTGTGCTGTAAGATTCTCAAGCACTTCTATCTGCGTGAGATTGGATGTGAGACTGTAGGTATCTGGAAAATGTGGCTGACGGAACGCATGAATATGATTATGCCGTATTACAATCAGTTGTATGAATCAGCTACGTTGGAGTTCAACCCTCTGTATGACGTTGATCTGAACACTACTCACAAATTGAAAGATGATGGTACGAACAGTTCAACACTTCATGGCGAGGACAGCAATACAAGAACAGACAATCTGAGTAGCTTACGTACCGATGACTTGAAACACACAGACGAAAACAACCAGTGGAACAAGTTTTCCGACACACCACAGGGCGCACTGACTGGCGTTGAAAATGGCGAGTATCTGACAGACGTTAGAAATATCACCGATAAGGGTAATTCAGCTGATACTGGTACTCAGAAAGTTGACAATACTGGTACGCAGGTGAATGCTGGTACTAGCGACACGAATAGTAGTGGCTCCTATAGTTCGCTGAAAGACTATACGGAACACGTACAGGGCAAGCGTGGCGGCGTTTCGTATGCTAGAATGTTGATGGAATATCGTGATTCAATGCTCAACATTGACCAGATGGTTATGGATGAACTGAAAGACCTGTTCTTTCTGTTATGGTAGAAAGGAGATAAAGTATGAGCGCAAATTACACACCAAACTTAGGAGAATACACAGAACTTACTCCGTTTCGTTATTGGTGCCAGAAAGTTTTACCACTTGTATATGATGACTCACTGAGCTATTATGAGTTACTTTGCAAGGTTGTTGACTATCTGAACAAAACAATGCAGGATGTCGAAACATTGCATACAGATGTGACAGCTCTGCATTCTGCATTTGAAAACTTGCAGACTTATGTCAATCATTATTTTGACAATCTGGATGTACAGACTGCAATCAATAACAAACTGGATGATATGGCTGAGTCGGGTGAACTTCTCAACATTGTGAAACCGAGTGTTGTTTCAGAGGTTGATAGCTGGTTGACTGCTAATATTACCAATCCTACCAATCCAGTAGTTGATACGTCACTTAGCGTAACAGGTGCCGCGGCTGATTCTGCTACAGTAGGAAAATATTTCCAGAATCTTGATTCTCTGTATGATGGATCTGTTCACGTTACTGATTTTGAGAACGGTAATGTGGACATTTCTGGCGGTAAGCTGGTGTACAGTGCAAACAAGAACAGAGTTCGAACAAAGAACGGTACGTTCCTGTCTCTGAAAGCTGGTACTACAATCCGGCTGAAAGATTATGAAAAATATTCAATGCTCGTTCTGTGGTATGACCAGAATTGGCGTATTGGCTGGGTGAATCATGAGTTCTGCGTTCCACGTGACGGCGAGTTTGCTATTAACATCACTACGAAAGATGATAATGTAGCACTCAGCGTGGAAGAAGCTTATGGACAGCTTGTAATTGAAGCTGATTCTTGCGTTATCAATGGATTCAATCTGATAAGGGGTAATACGAACAATTCTGGTAGAGTTGTTTATGCTGACTATTCTGCTGTTACGAAAGAGATTATTCATTACAAGGCTGGTTCTTGCTTCTTTCCGAATACTAAGAGTGGCACGGAACAGTGGATCATTCAGAGAAACTACTATGATGATAAAGGTGCTTATCTTAGTTCTCAGTATGCGGAAAGTAATCAGCCGTTTATGTTGGACAAAGATGCTTATATCAGATTGAGATTTAAACATGTGAAAGGTAGTTCAGAACAGACTACGTCATACAGTAATTTAGCTAATGGTTTTACAGTTGCTTACAATAGTGATGACGTTCCTACTCCGGTTACTTCTTATTCGTTTGGTGGCTTCTCGAGTTATCAGCCAAATATGATTCTGGATGCTACGATTAAACCTGTTTCTGCTTATCCGTCAAGTGCCGCGGCTACGATTGTTACTCCTAATCGTAAAACAGTTGGTATCGACTTTAGTCTCGGTACGCCAGTTGATATGGTTAAGTATCTGAACAATATGTATCACTACAATCTGATTGATAAGCTGGATTACATCGTTGTTACCCACTATCATTCAGATCATACAGGCGGACTGCCTGCTTTGGTTAATACCTATGGGGTTAATATTAACGGCGCTGTAGCATTTCTTCCAGCTTTGCTTACAACTGCTAATACTGCTAACCTTACAGTGGAAGATAGAGAGGATGCACTGGCACAGCAGACAGCTATTCTGAACCTGCTTCACGATCATAACTGTACAATTATCAATCCTGCCGAGAACAGTGTGTATAACATTGACGGTGTGGTGGTGCAGTTCAGTAATACAGATTATTCACCATATAACACATCTGGTAGTACTTATTACACTGATAAGTACAATAACTACAGTATGGTAGTTCAGACTGTTAATCATGGTTACACTGTTACGTACACTGGTGACATTCAGAAGCTGGCATTACAGAATCTTGCTAAGAAGCTGATGAAAGCTGATGTCATGACTTCGCCACATCATGGGTGGCTGGTTAACAGTGACGGACTGATTCCAGATTTTATTAATACCGTTTCGCCTGATGTGGTTATAGCTGAGAATGGTTCTGAACAGAAGCCAGGTGGTGT